TCAAACTGCAATTCTCTTAACTGCTGCAGTTCTCTTTCAAGTTTCATAACTTCTAATTTCTTTTTTCTTAACTCAAGTTCATAAAGGTCATTACAGTTTATTCTTTCTTTAGGTCCACCAATAGGTATAACTATTCTGCCATATACACCAACATCTCCAGCTCTACCAGTACCATAGTCTTGACTAAAGGGATCATCTTCTCTTTGTATAATACCCGTAACACCAAACTCAAATGAAGAAGCAGATCCTATTGAATTAGTACAATCCAAATCACCAGCTTTAATTCTATCATTACCATAACCTTGAGATGCATTAGGTATAGCTAGATTCAAAGAAGAGGAATCAGCATAAGCAACTCCACTTAAAAATAATAATATAATAAAAAATAATCTCACATTTAATCTCTCTTTATTCTGGAACATATCCTAGAAGACACCCCAGTAGATTTCACTTCGCCTTTCACGAGTTTAGATTCAGTACAAATAAACTCAATTTTTATTTTATCTCTGTTTCTTACATAAATATCTATAGTTTTAGTTTCAAGATAATTTACAATAACTAATTGATTCTCAGTTGCAAACTGTACTTTATTCCACTCTTTATCATAAACATCTATTTTATAAAACCTAACATCATTACGGCGGTTAAATAGTTTAACACTAGTTTTAGATAAACCTGAAACATATGATTGATCAAAAACTGGATATGTTGGAGTCATCTCATGTGAATAAACTGGGCTTACAAATAATATAAGAAATAATATAATGTATTTCATAATAAACTTTTCTAATCAATTATTGAGCTATGCACTCTGCAACTACGATTGCAGTATATTCGCCTTGTGGCATAGATGTATCAACACCATATGTTGCAGTTGAAGACACATTAATCCAAACAGAACCAGCTACTGTTAAATCATAGTCAGTTGTATTGCCATAAGTTACTTTTGCTGCTTCATAGCCAGACATACCAGTATCGCTCATAGATTCTACTGAAGTTGAACCAGTCCATTCGACAGTATCACTTAAACTCGGACTTGAAGAAAAACTTGTTGGTGTAGTAATTCTTGCTAGATAGTAACCAGCTTGTGAAGTATCAAATCTAATCTTAGGTAGAACACCACCATCAGAAGTTGCTGTACTTAGTTTATATGGCTGAGGTGTGCCATATACACCATCAACTTCAGTTGATACCGAACACTTGGATTCTACAGTACCCGTAATTGGGACATTTTCAGCAAGGACGGCACTTGTCATACCCAAAACAGCACTTAAAGTTAAAATTATTCTGAACATTTTTTTTGTTCCTATTTATTATTTTCTATTACTATTTATTCATATTGTGATCTAACTATTCTACGATGTAGTGTATCAGATGCAAAATTTCTTAGTGCTCTATTATTATCAGCTAATTGGTTAGGTTCTAATTTTATTGTTTCTTCATATATTCCGCCTGGTATATTCACAATGTAATATTGATTTAACCCCTGCTCTTGTACACTATATGCTTCCATCAAATCTAACTGTCCGGCATATTTATCAAGCATTTCACTATTAGTGTCTAAACTGTTTTCTTCTTCACTTTCAGCATTTTCGGTTGTTTTAAATTCTTCTTTAATTTCTACTTCACTGTCTAATATATTTTGAACTTCTTTATTATTATATGGATTTTCTATTTCCGTTTCAATCGGATTTAAAAGCGCCTGCTCTGCTAATAGTGCAGCTAAAGCTTCTGCATACCCAGGACAACTTGGATCACTTAAGACTACAGCACATGGATCAAATTGATAACTGTATATCACTGTAGGATCTTTTACGCTACCATTGCCTTCGATTGCTATTTCTCCATCACCAAATCGTGTTCCAGAAATTCTATCTATAGGTACAACTTTATTTATTGTGCCTCCAGGCCCTCCACTCCAGTCATCAGTATTAGAAAAAATATATCCGTTAGACAGAGTGTCTTCATTACGAATATGTACTTTCATATCATCTTCTTTTACTTTTTCTGCAGTATATCTATAGATCATCCCGTTTATAACAAGACCCGTTTCACTCGGTAATATGCCACTCATACTCCAATTTAAACCATTGGCTGCAGCATTATTTGTAGTACCGGATACTATACTATTAGAGTAGGAGCAGGAGCAGGAGACCACCCAAACCACCAATGCCCCAAAGAGTCTTCTTATCTGCATCATCCATTTCTTTCTTAAAATTACTTCCTGGCTGCATATCTTTATTTTCTTGCCAAGCAGCCTTTGCTGATTCACCTATCATTCCATCAAATGGACATGGCGTACCAGCTTGCATCATAGCATCAAAGACACGCTTATCTTGACACATTACAGATACCGCAGCAACTTTCATTCCCATATCATATAAAGTTTTTGCATTCTTTAATTTTTCACAATTCATATCTCTGACTGTACTACCAGCTGAAATACCAAGTATTTGTGTTTGTACGGCACCAGCAACACCTACAGTACATAAATCAGAATTAGTTGCACTAATAGATGGTGATACTGCAGTTGGTGGTGGTGAATATACGGTTGTTGTAGAATCTATGTTTGAGTCAACTGTACTGTTACTTGTAGATTCTGTTACAATAGGTTCTGCAAAAACAGTAGATCCCATCATTAATAAAATAAATAATATTACATAATGTTTCACAATGTTACACTCCAAATCATTAAATACTTTTCTATTTATCTGTGTAAATACATAAAGCTTGTTGACCAGATGGAAAATACCCATCTTTTCCGCCTACTTCAAAAGCAAGCAATTCACGTTGACCAAAACAATCATACATAGATTCATAAGTATCATATTTTACAGCAAAAGGTTCTGTATTATACAAATATATAAAAACTAATGTCCACATCACAATTCATCTTTCTCTTCATCCCAAGGCTGTTTACCACTATATGGCGTAAAGTTTTTTCCGGGCATAATTAGACAACTAGTACCATCACCAAAAGATGCTATAACAGACCAATTCCCAGTTTCTTGATTTACAAATACCATGGTTGCTGTCGGATACACTTGTCGTGTGCTTGATTCAGCTATTAAACCGCCACCAGAAAAAAGTAATCCTTCTTTTGCTTCCTCTAATATATTAAATACATTTTGTGTTTTATCACAAGGCACGCCCATTGTCAAAATTTTAGCACTACTTTCTTGAGAAATAAGTGGTGTTGCAAAGCATAATAAAATGCTTACAATTAAATTTTTCATAGTATATCCTTTCTTAATAGAAAAAGGGGAGCTAACCATGACTCCCCACGCACCTATTAAGCAGTGAACCTTTTATTGTCATAGACAATAGTATTTAGCTTAGAAGTTAAAGCTAGCACCTACGGCTGGAGACCATTCTTCTGCATCAAGATTATATGATGTTTCAGCAAAAAGATTTAGTCCACCAAATTCAGCAGCAACTTGTCCGCCTACATTTTGAGCCATTTCTTCATCGTCGCCATTAATAAATGCGGTAAGACCAGAGTAAGAAGCAGATGCTTCATAAGCAAATTCTTCATTTGCATAAGTTACTACTGCACCAACGCCGGCACCCTGAACTTCAGCACCTACATCGGCACCATAAGCCATTTCTTCGGTATCCATATTATAATCGAGTGCTACACCAACATCAATAGCACTTACTTCAGCAGAATAACCGAGCTGAACATTTTCTAACTCTGTCATATCTGTTTTATAATCTGTTAATGCTGCCATAAAAGAAGCATTACCGATTGATACGATAATACTTTCAGATGATGCTGGATCTGCAAGTGTATCATCACCTACAACTTCAAGACCTGCTCCCGGAAACAAATCTCCTTGATCACCAACAGAAACTGAAATACCGTTTACTGCAGTACCTAGAGACCATGCATCAAGAGCAACTGTTCCACCATCTACCATTTCAAGACCGACTGATCCAAATGCACCAACATCAGGCTCATTGGCGCCGAAACTTAATGCTACTGTATTTTTTCCGACCCAATCGTCAGATGCGTTTTGCGTTGCTTCTAGTTTTACGGAACCAGAAACATCCGCAGCATATGCGCTACCTGCTAAAGCAAACACTGCACAAGAAGTAAGAAGAAAATTCTTCATTTTTTATTTCCCTATTTTTAGTATTAATTTATATGCCACATTTTCTGTTGCTAGGTAAGTGGCCAACCCCCTGTGTTAGGCAGCTAGTGCGTAACCAGATGGTGCAAAATTATCGTTTGCATTTAGTTTGTTTGACCTAATATCGTCAGTCACCACGGTAAACTCCACTTCACTTTCACACCTGTCGATCCTAGTTCGCTCCCAGCATAAGCACACTATATTCTTGTATCTTCTGATACTACATATACAGTCATATATGGTTTCTTTTTAGTTAAAGCAATTGCTCTATTTTCCAAGTGTTCTTTATTTTTACTTCTTGCCTTAACAAAGATTTTATCACCCGTTTTAACAACCATTTTATACTTCATAAATTCCTCAATGCGCTTATGGTGGAAGCGTTGGGTACTGCCCCCAAGTCCAGTATGTGTCTACGTCGCTTCAACGTTTACAGATTATATAGTATCATATAATGAGTAATAAGTAAACCATTTATTAATCATTAATACAATGTAGTAAATATGTTACAGTTTAATATGGTCAGAATCAATATTAAACTGTAAAGATGTTTCTTCAGTTTTAAGTAAGAATGTTCCAGATTTTCTCTGATATTCTTCTTTCCGTTTCTTTCTAATAAGTTCATTTCTTCTTTTATTACGAAGAAAATTTGTACTATTATGTTTAAAAATTTCTTGTTTCATCTTAGAAAAAATCTTCCAATGTCACTTCTTTTCTTTTAATTTTAGTTTTAGGATCAACCTTTCTCAATTCTCTTAAAGAGTCTGGTATTCTACTAGGATATTTACCTAAAAAGCTACCAGCAACTAACTCATCCTTGGTAATATATTCTTTATGAAAATGAGTAATACTATCCCAGTTTTCTAGGAGTTTTTTACCCATATCATCAAATAGTGCATCACTTAATATAGGGACATCTTCTTTATAGTAAGCATATGATGCCATGAGATACCAAGGTACCATCATGTTTTTATTATCATCAAATATCTGAGTTGCGTAATTATCCAAGTTCATTGTCATGCACATATAGTTGTAATAAAGCGTAGTGTAATACTTTCATAAGGTCCTTACGAGCATCTGCTGCAGTACCTTTCTTACCATATCTATTGGAATATTTATCTACATTTCCCATACAGAAACCAGTACCATGACCACGATCCATAATTACTTCAGTTGATTGGAATTTATTTTGAGAATAGTGCTGATTATAGGTAGCATCTACATACTCTTTAAATTCCGTAATATATTTTTCTTCGTCAAAACGATAGTCAATTTTATTTTTCATTCTTTCCTCATTTATAAAAAATATGGTCATCAACCTTAGTTACAAGATCATATGCAGTTCTCCAATAAGGAGATACTTTAATTGAGTGGTACATTATAGAACCATATGTAGGATCTTTAAATATATATCCAGCCATTCTATCCATTAATACAACTTGAGCAACAATGCCAGCTTGTTTCCAGGCTGCTTGTGATATTTTATTAGTAGGTATACGATCAGACTTTCCGTCACAGTACCAGCTAAAATGGCACATATTACGAATAACTTTACCAGAAGAATCACGTTTAGCTTGCTTTACAACACCACAAATCGTATCAGGGTAGATATCATTATCAAGACGGTTAAGTGTAACCCAAGCTACCGCAACTTGGCCCTCAACGGTTTGGTTTCTTGCTTCAAAGAAAATATTTTGTTGAAGACAATAAACATCATTATGAGTAATTCTAACAATTTCTTTACGGCTCCAACTATTTTCGGTAGCATATAGTTGAGTGGCCGCAACGGCAATAATAGCCGTTGCAGTAATACCATTAAGAACACCTGATATAAAATTACGAAGTTTCATTATACAGTTTCCAAATTCATTTCAACTTCTTCAAAGCTCCGCTTTTTGCGAGGAGTATATGTATCGGTATAAAACCACGCTTCTCCATCAAACAAGTAAAGGTAATCTGCACCTGCGTGCTTATCACCACACTCCAGAAAAGTTTTTACTGAGTTATAAACTTTTGGTTCGTCGTTATGAACCGCAGCTCTTAAATCGTGATCAAGATCAGCTGTTAAGCCTGAAATATAGCCTGCATTTGCAACTGCTTTTGCAGTTTCAGGTGTGTTGTATGACTGTACTAAAAGTTGACCATTATAAGAAAGGTAGCCATCATAGTGGCAGTATGTCGCTGTTACCGAACCGTCGTCATTGTAAATTCCGATCATTGATGCAGTACCCATAATATATCTCCTATCCGATTCTCTTTATACTACTAATATAGTATATTTCGGATGAAATGTAAACCCCTAAAATGCATTTTTTTTAAAATTTATTATCAACCCAAAATATTTGATTAGGTGGTAAAAAGCCATGTACAAACCATGCAACTCCAAAATGTGGATTATCACCACCAGTAAAATCGACTCTGTGATTATAAACTATTGCGGACATACCGTGCTCTATGAACTGTTTACCCCTTCTTACACCTTGAAAGGATGATACGGGAAGGAGTAAAGCAAATGGTTTTTTAAGATTATAACAGTGTTTTATAAATTTATCTTTTTTACTATACGGTGGATTGGTTACTATGCCATCATACACATCATCTGCAGTACACTCAAAAAAATCTTTGCCGTTGCTGGACTTCATATCATATCCATTTTCTGTAAATGCTTTTACTATATTGGATGATATTCCAGAGGTTGGCTCATAATATGTTTTACTATTATCAAGATATTGTAATAAAGGTTTAACTTGATTAATTGGAGTATAGCATTCGTCACTTTCTTCATTACGACCTATAGTCTTTAAAACATTAAGTATTGCCATTTTTATCACATGGTGTAATTTCTGGATGACAATGCATTTCATAGAAGCAGTCTATAAATTCCCAACCTAAATCTTCCACTCCATCTTCATAATCTTCATCATATGCTGCTGTAGCATCTTCTATCCATTGTTCTTGCTGTTCTTCATCTATTTCATGAAGTTCGGCTCCAACAAGAGACCAGTCTTCCCAACAACCGTCCCAAGTTTCTAACATTTCAGCATCTTCATAATCTTCACTAATGTCAATAAAGTCCTCATCTATTTTAGGAAGCAAGTAATCTTCTAATTTAGTTTCTTCTGTAATGATATCATCTTCACCATAATAGTCTACAAGATATTCCTGAAATGATTCATACTCGCCTTTATCCGAAAGGTATTCTTTAATTTCTTCATCTGTCTCTGGTACACTAATTAACCATGCACCATATCTCCATCCTAATTCTTTACGAAGAAAAATTGTATTACCGTCGGCATCTTTTCTCTTAAATGTATGCCATTCAATAACAGATTTTTTAACTGATGGTTCTAATCTATAATATTTCATAATATATTTCCTATTCCCAAATGGACCCGTGTCTGCCTTTATCTGGCATAGTGAATAGAGCCTTTACTTTGCCTATTGTGGGTTGTCTTGCAAATACACACCATTGTATAGTTGCAACATCTGAATATGAAGCTTGTACAAATTCTTTAAAGCTTGTTCCTGTAGTATATACATCATCTGCAATAAGAATAGGATCGTTGGGGTCTCCAGTAGAATATTTATCAAGTGCATTGCCTAAAGCCCAACCACCAGTAGGAATGCCTACTGCTTTTTGCCATGGCTGTTGTTCATATTCTTTAATCATCTTAGCCAGTACATGCCACTCTTCGGGTTTAATTGCATCACATTCAAGTTTCCAATTAAGTTTTAAACCTGCATGACTTATAAATTCTCCGGATTCAAATAAGTTTGCGCTAGTTCTATATGCCACTGGTAAACCTCCTGTAAAAGCATCATTTGTTAAATGATATTTATTCACTAAACTTTCAAGATATTCTATATATTCAGCAGCTTGATATTCTACACTATCTAACATACCAGATATTTTATATTTTTCACCAGCCATATTTTTAAGAGTAGCAACCCATTTACTGGGTTGCTTTCTTGGTTTTATATCACTATACACTTTGTCTATAACATCGTGTTCATTTTCTTCTTTTTCAAAACCATGTGTGTTATGCATATTAATCGCTTTTTATTATCTTTACGCCTTGCTTTTTTCCACATCCTGGGCAGTGTAACTGACCCCTATCAATCATATATTTTTCTTCCATAGTAGGAAGAGTAAAGTAAAATTTGCAACTAGAACAAGTTATATGCCAAATAATTTCTTTACTTGATTGGAATGCCATAAGAGTCAATGATATTCTGATTCAAGTAGTTTAAACCCAAGAGCCCAATTTTCTGCGGCATCTTCTATGTATCGCATTGATTTGCCCTTATAATCTTCAGTAAAAAATAACTTCTCATTATTATCAAAATATTTTATGTACCCATATTCTTCTTTAAAATCAAAATGGATTTCACAGTAACCCTTCCCGTGATCCGAATAATAAGTTGAAAGTTTTCTTCCCATTGGTCTACTCCTCTTGAATAAAGTTTTCTACTGAAGGATAAATCTGAGCAATTGCTTTTGCAGTTTCTATTGCTAGATCCATATGTTCTTGTTGAGTTCCGTTTGCTGAACGTAGCTCAATATAATGAATCCATGATCTAATAGTACCATTCGCATATAAACGAGAAACCGTATTACCTTCTGGTAAAATGGCTCTTGCTTGTTCTTTTGCAATACCCCTTTCTCTTGCTTCTTTATAGATTCTTTTAGTATGATCAATCATAAACTGCTGTTGTGCATGCCACCAAGCTTCAAGTGCAGTATCATCATTCTTTATACTATTCTGCCGATTCTTTTCGTCTTGAAGTCTGGCTTCACGAATAACAAATGCTTCTCCCATATCATTTGGATCAGCATATCTCTGTGAAAACTCTTGGAAAGAAAATGATCTATGCCGAAGAAACTGTCGAGCAATATCTCTTGTAGTTTCAATCTCCATTGTAGCTGAAGCCATTTCAAATGGTGACCAATGCTTATGTTTAATTAAATAGGATAAAAGCTTTGGTGTTGTTTTAGTATTAGCTTGATTACCAGGATTTGATACTCTAGCACAATATGCAATCAAATCTTGAATATTATCTAAACCCATAATCCCTGGTTCTCCAGAGTGCACATGTTTCATCGGTTGGCTATATGCAAGTAATCTAACTTTCAATTTAAATATCCTCTATATTGGTGTTCATTAATATCATCTTTATATTCGACCATAACTTCTAACATTTTATCATAATCGTTTTCATCTAATAAAGATTTATATAGACTTAATCCAGTGGTTGTAAGAACTGCTGCAATCATTAATGGTTCACTATTATTTTCGGATAAACTGTTAACGGCTTCTATAATTTTTTTATAGCAAGCTTTAAAATCATTATCATCATAATTAGTCATAGGCTAATACCAAAACAAGGTAACCAACTTACATTACAATAACGAGCATAATCTTCAAGTCCGACCATAGCCATAAGCATAAGAATTGGAATTCCAACAATAATAAAAACTATAATTAGAAAGGCTGGTAACAAGCCTTTCATTGTGCAGTAGTAAGTATTTTCACTCATTGTACTTCTTTCATAACATAGGTTTTATTTTTCATATAATCGACATATGATTTACCAGAAATTCTCTGACGAATAAAAGGTTTATTTGTTTCTGCTTTATTTGGATTTTCAATTGTCATAACAATATCTTTACCTTGACGTAAAGCCTTTTGTTGATTTAATACTCGCATCTGTGAATTAAGGTAATCTCTTCGCATTTCTTTACGAATAGTTTTACTTACATTTGAATGAATGCCCTGAGAAACATTTCCACTTGATTTTCCGCCTTTGCCTTTAGCCATAATTTAATTCCTTATAATTTAAAATCTTCAAATTTCTTTACATTTATTCCATTATTTGTTTTATCAAATACTGGAGTATCATCTATTAGAGTTTGTTCGCCTTCATGGGCATCAAATAATCTCATCTTTGATCTATCTATACCAATAACAAACCGCTTCTTATATGTAGGATCATTATATCTATTTTTTAATTGCTTGACTGCGAGTTGTCCCATTCCCTCAAGTTCTTCTGTAGAGATAAGGGCGAACATGAGGTCTGCGGTAGCGGGTAATCCAAAAGACTCGGACGTATCTTCAAGCCCAATATCCGAGTTACTATAACCAGACCTAGTCGTCTGCGTTGCAGTAACGATCGGTAAGTCAAACTCCACCGCAAGGCCTCGTAGTTCTTCAGCAATTGCTTTAATGTAGTTGTATGAGTTAATTGCACCACCCATTCCTTTCATTCTACTTGAAGAACAGATATTCAAATAATCAATATAAATGATATCAGGTTCAAATGATTTCTTTAATTTTAACTCATTTAATAAAGCACGAAAGTGACCAGCGTGAGCTGATCCAGTCGGATATTCTTTAATAATAAGTTTACCATTTGTTTTAGATGAAAGACCCCTGACTCGTTCTGCAAACATCTCTTTACTAAGATGTTCTAGCTGATCAATTGGTATATCAAGTAAGTTTGCATCGATCCGTTCTGCTATTCTTTCTTCTGCCATTTCCATAGTAAGATATAAAACATTCTTACCTTGATTTAGATTAGCAGCAGCACAGTGACACATAAATAAAGATTTACCAACACCAGTACCAGCAAGACAGACATTAAGACTTTTGTTTGGAATACCTCCCTTTGTAATCTTGTTAAAGTAGTCAAGATCGAAAGGTAATCTTTCTTCGTCACGGTGGTAGAATTCAAATCGCTCTTCAAAGTTTTCAATATAGTCGTGACCGATGTTGGGGTCGAACGAGACGCCGAGCGCTTTCGTGAGAATATCCGGTAAAGCATTTTTTGTTAAACTCTGATGTTTGCCATCAATGATGGAGATTGATTCCATAACAGCATTATATAAAGCACGGTCTTGACACCATTTTTCTGTAGTATCATTCAACCAAGTTTCATCAGACGCTTCTTCTTCAAATAAACTAGGAATAATTTCAACAGCATGTCTATACTGTTCATCATTATAATTATCAGCCTGATCAATTTCAATTTTAAATGCTTCCGCTGTTGGAAGTTTATTATACTTTGCAACAAACATACCTGCTTGTTTAAATAGCATCTTATAGACGCCTTCAAAGTAATCGGGTTTTACGAAGGGAAGAACCTTTCGCATATATTTTTCGTTAGTAAGAATATTTTTAAGAACAACTTGTTCTATGTTAGTATTCAAATTTATACCTCTTTTAAATGAATTTCTTCTTTATTTTCTATGGAAGATTCTAATATACTATATAATAAATCACCCGCAGTCAATTGTAAACCAATATCTTCGGCTGTAAGGTCTTCATCTGGTGCTGAGATAACCTCAAAGTCAAAATGTAAGTCCAATTCTTCGTCTTTTTCTGGAGTCTTACCATCAACACGAATAGAGCCATAACGAATTACAACCTCGTTAAACTCTCCTTCAAGTATTCTAACATTCCATACTTCATTAATATTTTCATCTGATATTAATTCGTAATCTTTATTTTCTACATACTTTCCCATTACTCTTCAACCACAATTTCATCCATTTCAACAAGAGACTGATGACCGATGCTATATTGTTTCTTTAGGAAATCTTTAAAATCCGTTTCAGCAAAGATCGGATCCCAGAAGGACTTATCAAGAGTTCCATCGTACCGAACTTTAGGTCCAACTTCTCCAGTAGATTGATCAACAGCAGCATACCAGCCATTGGAAGGCTTAACAGCATAACCGCCAGCAAGAGCGCAATCGAGCAAGCCAGAATAAGACTTGACACCACCTTCCCAAGACACAGTAATAGGAATTTTTGACTTTTCTTTAACATAT